GCATTCCTGGAGTAATTTTATAAACAGGAAGCCATGAGAATCCATCTGAGTATGTTTGAATTCCAGATGTGTGTGTTGGACGTATAGTACTAACTTGACCAGTCAGATCTGATCTGTTATCTACGTTATTGGAAATGCAAAGATATACAAACTGATTCTGTGAATTATACACATAGTAATTTTTTTGTGTTTCTGTTAAATTTGCCATCCAAGGAACAAACATCTTTGATCTAGACCATTGAACATTTTCAATTACTCCAGAAACATCATTTCTAGTTACTTTGTAAGTCAGATCTGCGTCTTTGTATCCATCAATAAACATCCTAGAAGTATTACCATTGTTATCTGTATTTTGCGTTTTGCCGATAAACAGATATGGATACTTTACTCTTCCTATTTTATTGATATAGTCTACTACCTTGTTCATGTTTTCCTCAACTTATGACAAAAAACAACCGTCGGCGCAAGTTAGTCCTGCATTTGGACTAGTAAATCCTTGAATGAAACACATGTTAAAGAAATCCAAAATATTTATATCATCAAATCTATATCCAATTATAGATCCAGACCAATTTGGAAACACATGAGAAGGATATGTTATTCCCCAAGGAGCAGCAAGATCGCAGTTGTTACAGTAAGTTAATCCGTATAAAGAGTAAGTTGCTCCTGCATATGAAGCAACTCCAATCTGAGTATCGTAAGTCACTCCTAATTGATAACTTGAATAATTACCAAGTATTGGTCTTTCGCATATCAATGATTCTATTTCTGTATTTCCTACACCCGGGTAATCTTCAATTGTTTTTTCGAAGATTACCTTTAATCCTGCTGGATGCATCATATTTTTATATGATACTTGATAATCGTTTAGTGGTAGACCTGTTTTCAACAGATAGGAATAATCCTGAAACCAATCTGAGTCCTGCATAACAGAACCATTTAGATATCCTCCACCTAGATGATTGGTATCATCATATGAACCAGTTGCATCTTTAAATTTAAATTTACTATTTGCAAATTTACCACCATTCAAACGCATTAGGTTTTGTTTTGGGTAGTAAACATAAAAATCAGCTTCCTTAAATTCAGGGAATAATATTCTAAAGAAGTATTTTATACCTTCAACCGTTGTCTTTTTATGATAAAGATTCTTTGATATGTTTTTAATGAACTTCTTTAGTTTTTCTGCTTCATTTAATTGTTTATCATATAAAGCGTCTTCAAGACCTGTTGCATATGTTGTTACAAATCGTTTATAGTATTCAGATCTAGTTGTTTCTATATCAATAAGTTCTAGCAACTTTCTTGATAAAAAATATTGAGCACCTTCTGATTCATCGCAATATAACCAGTCGTAATACTTTTGCAAAAAGTCAAATATAGAAAGAACAACTTCCCCTTCTTGTTCTTTCTTGTATTTTTCGTGAACGATCCAAAGGGGTGTATTTTTTGCTATACTTAAGAAACTAGAACAAGAAATATCAAATCCATCATTTTCAACAAGAGAATCAAAAAAAGCATCTATTTGAGATGCTAAACTTGATGATTGACTTGCTAGGAATGAATAATTCATTGTAGTACTATGTCTGGATCTGCTAGTAAAATATTGTTAATGTTATTCGTGTGAGACTCTAAAACATTATTCTTCATTGGAATATTTACAGTAAATGGTGATTGGGATATACTTGAAATATATAAGGTTCCTGTGTTTATCTGAATCTTACCAAAATCTCTGTCTTTAATTTCTCTATTATTTACTGTACTATATGCTCTGAGTGGGATGAAGTTATTGAAACTAGTCGTTGGGGATGTGATGACTTTTAATACTACAGTTTGTGGACCAGTATCACTTGAAATGACAAATGGTGTGGTTATAGTTGTTGCTCCTAAAGGTGGAAATGCAAAAGGGTTTCCTACATTCAATGAAAGTTCACTTGTATTTTCTAAGTTTGGAAAAACTCTAGATGATAAAGTTATCTTGAATGTGTTTCCATTTAGAACTATATTGGTAAGTGATGAATTTAAATCTTCTGAAATTACAAACGGATCAAATGTGCTGTTGAATTTATTTAATACAACTTTTTCTTGAATTGCAGTCTTCACATTTCTTAAAGCAATTCTCTTATCTAATTCGGTTGGAGCTTGCTTAGTGTATATAAAACTAAAGTCTACTTTATAGTCAACTATTTGTGGAATTACATATTCTGGAAGAACTGTAACAACTGAATTTTCTCGCAAGTAATTGATTATTGCATCTGCATCTATATTATTGTCAATTACTGAGACAAACAATCTTCCATATTTTGGAGGAAATACTTCATCTCCTCCATAAATTGCCACATCATTTTGATCGTTTATATAATTCGATTCAAGAAGTAATCCTAAATAATCGCTTTTTGTTACAGCTCTTCCCTGTGAAGCAAACCATTTAGGTGCTAGGAACTTAATAAGATCAATATTTGGTTCGTCTAATCCACCCGTAGATTCATTGCAATTGGGACAAGAAACTCCAATGTCAATATTTCCTTCTGGTGCTTCTCTATATGTGTTTGAAGCAGAATCTGTAAACTGATAAATTCCGTTTGCCACTTTGCCGTTTGAAATTAAATAACGTATAGTTAAAGAGTCATCCACAGTGAGCTCAGTACCTAGACTATTTTGTAGTCCAAACTGAATAACAAATCCTCCGGTACTTAGTCTTTCTATGAAGTAGATATTATCATTGACTTCAAAGTTTGAACCAATATTACCAACGAGTTTCCATATTTCGTTGTTAACTTTAACTTGTATTGTAGAAATATCAACATTCTCATTTAGAATGTAATACTTTTGTTTTTTCAAATCAAAAGACTGTAACGCAGCACTATCTACCACTAACTGTCCTTCTGCAATTTCAACTTCTGAATCGCTATCTTGAACTACGAATGGATCTAGATTTACAAAATTAAACTGAATACCATCAGAATCTATACCAAAAAATGTCTGATATTCTGGTATTGTAGTTAGATCTGCTCTGTTTATCCCTGTAATTAAAATTTTTGCTCTTGCTGATCTTCTGCCAGGAACTGTATATCCTAGTGGCTTTGCTAGTGAAATTATGGAATCTATTCTTTGTGCGGAATCTAAGAACATTTCACTTGAAACCATGTTCATATAATATGCATAATAGAATGTATTATATGCGAGTAAATCGATCAAGGATCTAATAGCAGAACCCTCAAAATTATAGTCTTTGATTATGGATTGACTTTTTAAGTAGTTTATCAGACTTTCTTTTATTTCATCAAAGTCTAATTTTCCTAATATAGTTGTTGGGTTTGTGGCCATTACCTAGTTCTCTCCATTCCTACTACTAATGTTTTTTTACTATTTGTATGTAGTACCGTATAATCTATGGATACAAGCACTAGTCTTGGATCTGATGTATCTTGTCTAAAGTCTACCGAATTAGCAATTACTCTAGGTTCGTATGTTGTTATCGTATTAATTATATCAATTTTGTACCTAGTAAGTCTTACATCATCGTTGTCAATATTTTCAAACAGCACATCATAAATCGAAGTTCCGAAGTCATTATCGAAAGGTCTTTCTCCAATTCTAGTCAATACTATGTTCTGAAGAGAATATGCAATAGCATTTCCGTCTTTCTTTAGACTTATATCATCCGTAAACTCGTTTCTAGTAAAAAAGAACGGTAAATCGGCGTAAAGATTTTTGTTTAAGTACTGTGCCATACTGATATTTATTAATATTAAACGAACTTGTCTAGTATACTATTCAAATTTTGAACAGTAAGATCTGGACTTCTTGGTAGGGTATCTCTGGTTAGAGTAAGTAACAAGGATTGAGAAGAATCCTTTCTAAATTGAATTGTGACTCCTGTAACCATCCAATACCCATGTAGATTCTTTTCTGGAATTTCCAAAGGAACATTTACTGCGTTTAGTTGTTTTATTTTCACAACATCACCAATCTTAACTTTTGATGTCCCTGTAACATTAATCATTATAGTTTGAGAGAACAGTTGAGAGATCAGTGCTTTTCTGATAAGTGGAGTATTTTTGGGAGTATCCCAGAAAGTTGCATAGGTTCTAGTATATTCCAAATATTCTTGGAACTTCTTACCAATCTCAGGACAATTACAACTGCAAGGATTTGCAGGATCGCTCCAAACACACCCAAGATAATCTTCACCGAGGTGTTCTTCGATCAGTTCGCATTCCTTTATTTCTTTGTATGCTTTGTATAGTTCTAGATAGGTTGGTTCTGGTTCGTCTGGAATGTGTTCCTGTGCTGGACAATTGCATAGTGGATTATCTTCTGGACATCCTATATTACTCACTTCTCCCTCTGGGTTGGCGCATGTAAATTGTTTACAAAGATCGACTTGTCGAGAGAAGACTATGAATTGTGCAGAGAAGTTGTCATCAAATAGATCGTAATTCGGAGACATGGTTTTTGGAGAAACCATTCCATAAGTACTTTCCCCAGTTAAATCGTATTTCCATACATCGGTAGCAACTAGATTTGGTTTATATACCATGAAGTCACCAAACATCCAATGCATTGTCGTTTCGTTGAAATAACTTTGTAATCCTGGGTGAAGTTGATTAACCGAATCATCTGAATGTACAAATGCATGATTTGCAAGTGGATTTTCAAAGTTCTCTTCAGTAGAAAGAACGCTTAATAATTTGAGTCCATATGACTCTACAAATACTTTACCTTCTTTGGATAGTCGTAACCATCTATCCACTTCATCTCCATACCACCAGTAGTAGTCTTTGTACTTATATGCAAAAATGTCACCCAATATACCACTGCTTTCGCCATCTATCTTTGCAAATTTAGTAGAAAGCATATGGAAT